TGGTGATAGAAGAGTAGCTGGTGTTGTAACCACAAATCCAGCACACATCATGAATAGCGCATTAAAAGGTGAACATGTTGTTGGTGTAGCACTACAAGGTAGAGTTCCTACGAAAGTGCTTGGTCGGGTAGAAAAAGGAGACTTGCTAGTAACCAGTGCTCGACCGGGAGTAGCTATAGTAGACAATGATCCTAAAATTGGTACTATAATTGGTAAAGCTCTCGAAAGTAAAACTGATGACGGCTATGGCACAATTGAAGTTGTAGTAGGGAGAGTATAATGGCACAGAAAACTATAAACACTGGCACACAAGAAAACAGTGGAGACGGAGATCCAATACGTATAGCGTTTGAGAAGGTAAATGAAAACTTTACTGAACTATATAATGATCTTGATAATGTGAGCCAGTCTGGTATTATACAAAACCAAGAATATGAAATTGACATTAATGGTAGTGTTACATCGGCAACAAGCACTTTGTTGGTAGACGGAGTCAATGGTGTTATACCTGGAGCCAATATTACTGGTGTGATACCAGGTTACATTAGTTTAGTTACTTTACAAACTGAAGTAGCAGCAAGCACAGATTTTGCTGACTTCCAAGCAAGAATAGCAGCATTAACATAATGCTAAATATATAAAAGAACAGGACGTATAACATGGCAAGTAGATTTCCACTCATATTAGATGAAACAAATAACCAGTTAAGAGAACTGCCAGTAGGTGACGATCTTGATCTAACTGGTAACAATCTAACTGGACTGTCAACATTATCAACCACAGGTGGAATTACAGCAGGCGGAACTATAAACGGGGCTTTGTTAACAGCAACTAATGCCACTATATCAGGAAACATAGAAGCACTAACTTATACAATTGGCGGCGCAAACCTATTAGAGTCAATTGATTTTGCTGACATTCAAAATGCTCCTACTATTCCAACAGATGTTAATCAGTTAGGGGACGTTGACGAATTATTAGGCGGCGGATTTAGTGGCGATTATAACGACTTAACTAATTTGCCAAGCATCCCAACTGATATACAAGACTTGTCTGATAATAACAGTTTGATTCCTGATGATATAAATGATCTTACAGACGTAGATGGACTATTAACTTCAGGCGGAGCGTTTCAGAGTTTATCTGATACATTCCAATTTGCTACACATGCGAACAAATTAGTTGTTGTTTCAGCAGATGAACAATCACTTGCTCCTATTACTGTACAAACTGTGTTAGATAATATCACTTCAGCACAAATTGAAGGTGCTCTTGGCTTTGTGCCATATGATGATACTAACCCAGATGGGTATATTAGTGATAGTCAAGGCGTTATACAAGCATTAGGATTCACTCCATATGATGCTTCTAATCCATCAGGTTATTTAACTACTGTAACAGAAGCAGCAGTCACTGGCGCTCTTGGATTCACTCCATATGATAGTTCTAATCCAGATGGATATTATAATTCGACAGCAGATCTTACAGATGCTCTAGGTTATACACCGTATGACGGTGCCACAAATAGTCTAGGATTCCTAACTGCTGAAGCAGATAACTTGGATACTGTTGTAGAAAGAAATGACACTACTACAAGATCACTTAATACAGGAGCAATAACTTCTACCGGCACACTTACTGGAACAAATCTAGTAACAAGTTCAGGCGGAATCAACTTCAACCATAGTAATGCTGTTACAATTGATTCAACAGGTGGTAATACTATTACAATAGGTAGCGGCTCCGGAGCCGGTGTAATTTTAGACGCACCATCTTTTGTACAAATAAACAAAGAACTTCGTCCTAGTGGAACAGTAGGGCTAGGTAATAACAGCAACCAATTTGCTAGTGGTTACATTCAAAATTTAACAATTAACACAATCTCTAGCACAAACACAGCATTGAGTTTAGCAACTACAGGCGCAAATAGTGTGCTTACTTTAGATGCTCAAGCAGGCGTTAGAATAGGTCCTAATGCTGATTATGTAGAATTACCATCAGGAACAACTGCCACTCGTCCAGCTAGTCCTAACGTTGGCTCATTTATGTATAATACTGACGTCGGACGCTACTTTGAGATTTATGATCCAAACAGATTCTTTGTTAACAGTGGAGGCAGTGGATATAATCAAGGCGGCTGGATGCAAGTTTTTGTACCTTACGGAGGTACACCGGGATTAACAGATACATACAGAGGCATGTTAGCTGTAGCAGATGGTACCTCATGGGATCCAACTGGGAATGGTGACGAAGCACTGATGTGTTTTCTAAACGATACTTGGGTAACAGTAGCATTTTAAGGGGCAATAATGGCAATACAAACAATAAACATAGGATCAGCAGCAAATGACGGAACAGGGGATGATTTACGTGAAGCTTTTGTTAAGGTAAATGCTAATTTTAGTGAATTAGATTTAGTTGCGGTACAGACAGCACAAAACGTAGGATCAAGCGGCGGACAAGTGTTCAAAGAACAAGTAAGTAACACTATGAGCTTTAGACGTATCGTGGGTGGCTCTAATATTAATATAACAGAGTTAGATAACACGCTAGTTGTAGATGGTACTGTACCAGATCAAAGTTACAGTGTTGTTGCTGACAACGGTTCTATATTACTAGGAAATGGCCAAAGTTTTGCTATATATGGCGGCGAAGGTGTAACAACTAGTTCTGATAATAACGCTAGTCCTAATCCACAAATCATAATTGATGCTAGTTTAGAAAACGATTTGAGTCCAGTTCTAGCAGCATCCTTAGATGCTAATAGTCAAAACATAACTGGTGTGAATAATTTATCGAGCACCAGTAGCTTAACTGGAACACTTTCTGTATCTACTACAGGAACTATAGGTACACTTATTCCTACTAATATTAAAACCAGTGGTACTGAAAGTGTTAACTATGAAAACAACTTGGGTAGATTTCTTACATGGGATTTAGGAGATATTGGAGGATCATACGAGGGGGCTTTACAGTTTATTATAGGAAATCAAGATGTTGATCTTGGTACCTTTACTTCCCCAGCGCAAGGAGAGATCGATCTTGGGAGCATATAAATGGCACTACCACAATGGACAGTAAATAACGGCCATAACTTTGGCACGTTTGCCGAAAGAGCTACGCAAAATATACCTCTTCCTTTACAAAGTACAGATGGTGTTACTACAGCATTAATAAGTGGTAAGTTACCAACTGGTATGCGTATCGAAGATAATGCTCTTAAAGGCACACCAAACTTTCTTGCTGAAATAACAACTTTTGCCTTTGTAGTTAGAGCTACCTCAGCTGATGGTATAGCTGATAGAACTTTAAAAATTACAATAGATGGTTATGATGAGCCGCAATGGATTACAGAACCAGGATTGTTACCAGTAGGTAATAATAAAACTTATTTTATATTAGATAGTTCCCCAGTTGATTTTCAATTAGAAGTGTTAGATGATGACACACAGGTTGGAGAAGTGTTAGAATACTTTTTAGGAACAGATAGCACAGCATCTGGTACATTACCTCCTGGCTTAACAATGTCTAAAAGTGGAAGAATTACTGGTATTATAGATCCTATACGTGCCTTAGACATTAATGAAATCAAACTGGGATACGATGCGGGCAGATATGGCATAACATTTGATTGGGGTGCTAGGTCTGATGATACTATTGAAAGTTATTACTATGGTGATATAGAATTAACTAATTTAGATTTGGTGCGTCCTCCACGTAAACTTAATAGGAAATATGATTTTGTTGTTACTGTTACAGATGGCACAGCATTTAGTAGCAGACAGTTTACAATATATGTTATTACAGATGAATTTACTCGTGCTGACAATACTATCATGCAAGTAGGGACTAATGTGTTTGTAAGTGACATGACATTTGAAAGAGTGCCTATTTGGGTTACTCCAAGTGATCTTGGGCAGCGTAGAGCAAATAACTACCAAACAATATATTTGAATATTATTGACCAGCCTACCGTATCAGGTGCTATTCGTTATGATTTACAGCAAAGAAATCCTGGTGTTTATAAACTTACTGCTACAAATGAAATAACCACAGGTTATTATGACTTAACAGGAGTGCTTCCATTTTTTCCTGTAGCCAATAGAGGACCAAATAGCACTTTACAGGATGGTACACCTAATCCTATCACAGTAGATGAATTTACAATAATTACACCAGAGAGTGTAAGTGAACTACCTCCTGGGTTAGGACTAGATCCAAACACTGGTGAAGTTGCTGGTATTATTCCGTATCAACCTGCTGTAAGTAGAGATTATAAATTTAGTGTCAATGCTTTACGCTTTAACGAAGACACAGGATTAGTTACTGTATTTGGAACATTTATTGAAGATACATTATCAGGTACTTCTAGTATAAAAATAGCAAAACTTTCTACGGATTTGACTGATGGAATAGACGATTTAGCAGCGTTAGTAAATCAACAAATAGAATTAAATGGCAGAAACTATACAATTACGAGTGTAAATGATAACAATGTAGATTTTGATTTACTACAAATAAGTCCAAATTTACAACCTTTATACAAATACAATCCACTTACAGTAGCA